TCTCGAAGGCTCCGCGCCCAATCGGGGTGCATGGGCCTAGAGCCGGGGCCTGTTTCGCCGCCGCATATCACCCAGTCCAGCTTGTCTGTCCGGAGCTCCTCTCCGGTCATTTGTGCGTCGTGGGCCGCCTTGTCGTAGGAGCTCAGAAGGTACGGCTCCAAATGCACCTCGCCCAGGCACGGCTCCACACTCACAAAGCGCACGGCCGCCGGTGTTTCGATCAGAGCAGGGATGCGCTTGTCCGCCTGCAGCTGATTCTCCGCGGTCACTCCGAGCCAGACGTTCGCAACGGGGGAATTGCAGTCGCGCCAGGCTTTGCTTTGCTGCAGCTCCGGCGGCAACTGCATCTGGAGCCGGCGCTTCCAGCCGACCGTGTACATGCTGGAAACATATTCTCTCATGCGCTTGGGCCGCTTGGTCAGGATCTGGAAGACATGCTGCGGAGCGACGCACATGTAGGCGAAGATCTTGTCTAGGCAGTACAGCGGAATATTCGAGTGAAACAAGTCCGTCATGGATCCGACAAAAAAGCGGGTTGGCTTCTTTCTGCGCAGCGCCTTTTCCATCACTTCCGGGAAAAGGTTCACCTTTCCCGTCCAACTCCCGTCGGCGACAACGCCGTCATAGCGGAGGGCGGTTTTGGGATTCGCTGCCAAGCGGGTGGCCATGCGCACGGCGTAGCAGTTGTCGCAGGCCGGAGACACTGGCGAGCAGCCCACGGCAGGGTTCAGGGTCTGGTCTGTCCATTCAATCTTACTCATGGCTTTTCTCCTTTTCGCATGCACGGGCTAGACGACTTGCTTCTTTGAATAAAAACCGGCGGCGCCCTTATGTCCGCCGCCGCCATACTGGACGGCAATGCTGGACACGTCGACACCATCCTTTGCGGAAAAGAGAGAGTATTTGAACTCGCCTGACTTGACTCCAAAAAGGATCATTATGTCATGTCGATCTGGATCATATATTGAGTCAAAGACTTTGGAGTTAGAGAAGGGCTTGTTCATTACTAGAGCCCGAAGTCCGTGAAAGTCGGACTCATAGGCCATCGCTTTCGCGTACTTCGCATCCTGCTTAGTTTGATATGCAAGCACAGTCTCGCCATGCGCTATAATTTCAAATACCCTAGACTCTCCATCTATAACCGCAGGCCAAATTTCAGCGTCCGGAAGAGTTTCGTCTTGGTCGCGCATCCCATACTGAAAAGGCAAAACACGACTGTCTCTATGGTCCCATACGTCATAGCGCCCGAGAAGATGTACAGAGAGTGGCATCTCTTGATCGGGATTCAGATATAGCCAGGTAAGCTCGCAGCCTGCCATCCCTATTTTGCGCAGGCCGCGGATGCCGTCAACATGGGCGCATTTCTCTATGGCGCTCTTATGGTGGTCACACCAAACAAGTTGGGCATGGTTGTTCAGCCACTCCATGTCCTCAGTTGGAAAAGAAAAATCCACGATAAAGACAAGCTCGCCTCTGCCTACTGCGTCACGATCCAGCTGATCATTATAGTCTACGCCAATCAGTTCGACCGCTGGGAAGGCTCTTCGAACGATGGCTCCCGAACAGTGCCCGTCGAGATCTGACTTGTGGTAAAAGCACTTCATTTGATTGTCTCCTTTTTTGATATAGCTACCTGTCTGCTTCGACACTTTTGAATCTCAGCCCGCAGGCCTTGCAGCGATGAAACCGCTCTCGACAAGACCCTGACCATGGCCCGGTCCATGTCACCCTGCACCGCTCCGCTCCGCACACGGGGCAGATGGCACCATATCTGGGGCTGTAGTCCACCGCTCCGGCGCCCTGAATCTCCTCTACCAGCCTGCGCAGATCCTCTTTTGGAATTGCCCGTAATGAGTCGTGCATCAGAACCTCCGGAAGTTGGGGTTGATGACACGGCCGGAAAGGGGTGACATGGAAACCGCAGGCTCCGGATCCGCGTGGCTTTGAGGAGTCGAACTGCGGTACTGCGGTTCGGCGAGCAGCTGTAGGGCGGGCGTCCAGTCCGGGTGTGCGCACGCAGCCGCATAGACTTCGCAGTCAAGCAGGTGGTTTGCCGCTTTTTTCTGCACCCAGGTCGCATTGCCTTTGCCGTCAACCTCTCGCTTTTCCGAGTTCAGCTGGCGAAGGTAGTCGTCTCCGACCTCTCTGTGCAGCCACATGGGTTGCAGCGAGTCGGGGCGTAGCCGAACCAGAAAGATCAGGTCCTTCAGATCGATGGTGTCGAGCGTGTAGATGGTGATGTTCTGCTGGTACTCTCGCGGGACATCCCGGTGTACGCCGGTTTCCGATCTGCGGACCACAACGTCTTGCTTGCGGGACGCGCCCTTGACGGCAAAGAAGTTGTCGTCATCGGCTTCGAGAACCATCAGCTTGACCTCTTCAGACCTGGACCAGCCCTCCATGTGGGATTCGTCTCTGGTGCCGCCGAAGTCGATGGCGGTCCGCCAGATCGGCATGAGCACGTCGTCGCGTCCTTCCACCGGGTAGGCGGATCTGGTTCTTTGCGTATCCAGCGCCTCTTTGTTTGGCAGCTCACCATAGTCTATCAGCCAGGACTCGCCGGAGCGTGCCCAGGCGCGGACTACAAAGAAATAGCTGGATTTCTGGCTGTCAACTCCCATCGTCAGCGCAACGGCTTCCGCCGGCACGATACGAGGGGGCCTGTCGTGGAGGATCATTTTTTTGATCTGATCTTCCGGGGTGTCGAATGTCACGACCTGGTATGGCTTTGACGGATGGGCGTTGTCGAACGCCTGCATGTCGGCTGGCGTTCCGCGTTCGAGGGCGGTGAACCAATCGGACATCACTTTACTCAGTGAAACTGTCCGGCTGTACCAGGACGGTATGATTACGCCCACAGCTGACGGGCTGGGCACTTCATGCTCCGAGTAGAGATCCCCGCGCTGCACGGCAAGGTTCCGGTGGTGGTCATTCCAGCGCATGGCGCAGCCTTCGCACTCGTAGTATGCCGCACGCTGCTGCAGGATCTGCTTCGGGTCGCGCATCTTGCCCGGGACCTTGATCCGCTTGAAGTCCATGAGCTGGAGGGTGCCGCAGTTCGGGCACTTGGCGCGGGGCTGGTATATTATCTGAGCCTCTGCCTTCATATCGCGCCAGATCGTGGACTGCCGTTCGTTGCCGCGGACTTTGGAAAAGCGAAGCACCTTCGCTTCGTCCTCATACGACATGGTCCGCTCGAGCATTCTGTGTGCCGCCTGCTTGTCAAGATACGCATCCTCTTCATCGACACCCAGCAGCCGGAGCGTCACCGACGATGCGGACGCGTCGGAGCCTGCATACATGCCGTAGATGGCTCCGAACTTCGTCAGGATTTTGCCGTTCTGGAGGGCTATCTGCCTGTCTTCAGACAGCAGCTCTCTCAGCGCTTTGCTTCGCTTGAAGTGTGGGCCGAGCTTTTCATCGAAGATCCGAATCATTGTGCTCTGGTCTGGCATACCGATGCCGGCAGACGAAGGGTTGCGGCTAATCTCGGAGCACAGGCAGGCATAGGCTATGGTCGTCTTCCCAGTCTGAGAAGGTGCAACAATGAAGACGGTCCGAACGGAGGGCATGTCCCACAGCTCCATAATCCAGCGCCCATAGGGGTACAGATCATGCCGATAGGTCTGGCCTGCGTGCGGGCCGGTGACCAGCACGAAGTCGTCGGACGCAAAGTCTGCCGTGGACTTCCACGGACGGGACTGCAATACCTGAATCTCACCCGGATATAGAGCTATGGGAGGGGTGTTGTAACTCATGCCGCACCCCCTTTCATCTTGACTTCAAAACGGTCGAGTGCGAGACGCGCCTGGTCGGGGTCTCCGTCAACGAGCTCGATGAGCATCTCCATCGTTTCAACGTCTTTCGCTTTCCGGGCAGCGTCCCATTTTTCCCATGCGTCCCGAACTTCGTCGGTAAACCATTCACCCATGGCAAAGGCGTTCAGGCCGTCAACGATGCGCTTGCGAAAAGCGTCCAGCAGGACGGGGGAACGGGCGAACATCCATCCGGACAGCGCCTCCGCCTTTTCTGTGTCTCCGTCGACCAGGGCGATAATCTCTTGCGCCACGTCCAGATCCCCGCCGAATGCGGAGATGAGTTCGGACTTGTGGTCTCGCATGAAGGAAGTCATATAGAGCTTCCATGCCTGCTGCCGTTCGCCGAGCTCGCGTTCAACCTGGGATAGGGGGACAATCTCGCCGAGCTTCTCCTGGAGCTTGAGCCGCTTCAGTTGAGCGTCAACCTCTTTTACTTCCGCGTCGGCCATGGTTCTACGCGAACGGGCGAGGCCGGTTTCATCTTCCGTTTCGTCCGGTTCGGGCAGCTCTCCTTTGCTGCCGGAGACGATCTTGTCCCCCAGCTCACGCTTCGCGTATTGGTCGACCGTGCGCTTCGCATAGCCGCCTGCACCGCGCCTGGACTTCAGCAGCGCCGCGTCGATGTGGTTATAGACGGTTTTCTGGGCAACGCTGAAAACCAGCCCTTTCTCCTTTGTCGCCACCTCTCTGTCGCCGTAGATATACTCTTCACCTATCTCGCACGTGAGGTAGCGATGTATCTGTGCAGCGTTCTTAAACCAAATTGTCTCCTTGCTCATTAGCGCACCTCCAAGTAGTCGCCGAAATAGTGGTTGATGATGTTGTCGAGCGAGTTCAAGCCAAGATCAGGATCAAGCTCTATGCGGTTGAAGAGCCGCTCTCTCAGCGTGACAAAAAGGATCCGGCGCGGCTCGTCTTCTCTCAGCGCATCCCAGTCATTGCTTTCGATGCCCATCCAAAGCCCGTCATCCCCTTGACGACGAAAGATTCGAAACTCTGTCTCCGCCATCGCGGAATAAAACTCGGAAAGCTCCTGCCTCCAAAGAGGCCAGGGCTCCATCCATTGCAAAACCTGCCCGAGTGTGGGGCGTGGGGTTGCCGCTTGAGGCTGCTCTTGGGCGGCTGACTCCTGCGACTGCTCCGTCGTTTCGGGTTGGCCGGCCATGTTTTGCAGATATCTTTGGACGAATCCGGGGAGGCCTTCCCATACCCATTGACGGACATCGAGGCCGTTCCTGTACGCGTCGCCGACGTCTTTTCCCATTGACGGCGGGGCGGGGTAGCGAACGCTGTTCGGGAACTCCTGCTCCCAAAACTTATAGGTGTTCGTCGCGCCGGCGGGATCGTAGTCCAGTGCGTTGAGTATAACCTTGGCCCTGCGCAGGATTCCGGTCACAAATTCACACGGACGCTTTGCGGCTCCACCGGCCCCGATCGCCCCGACGCCCAGGTCATGGCAAAGAGCCCACACCATTGCAGCGTCTCGCTCTGTTTCGACGAGCACCCAAATCCGGAATGTCGGGCGCCCGTAAACATGGAAAAGGCCGTTGGCGCCGCCTTTGACTTCCCAGTATTTACGGTCATCGCCCCAGGGTGTTCTGGGGTTGGGGCGGCGCACCTTCAGCTTGACCACTTGGCCATCTCGTATCGCCGGGATAACCAATCCCTCTGGGAGCCATATTTTTTTCTCTTTTCCCCGTTCGTTCTTCTCGTGAGGAAGCCCCCACGCTGTAACGGGTGGCCACTTGTCTTTGTCGTTCCATCCCATTCTGCAGAGCTTGGCCACTTTCGGGCTGATCCCACACCGGGCTAACTCTGCAAGTTGCTCTTTATTTTCCTGCAAGCGATCAACCGAATGCCCTACGAAGTCGGTCGCCTTTTGAATCCACAAGTCTGGGGGGAACGCGGTTGAAGGAGGGGACCATCCTTCGGGCCGGCGAGGCCGTTCACCTTGTCGGACAGGGCGTGTCCCGCCAGAGTTCGGGCAATAGGTTTTTAGAAACTCACGACACCCCTCAGAATCGTCCACGTCGCGACCGTTGACCGCGTTGTATATCCCGACCAGGTCGGAGTTCTGCCCGCAGCTGTGACAGTATGCCAGGTCGCGCTCATGGTTATAAAAAAACGCGCCACCGGGGGTCCCTTCCAAGTGGAAAGGGCAGTGTGCTGTCAGCTCTCCAGCCTTGAACGGCTTTGCTTCTGTCAGCAGATTCTCAGCTATTACCCTTCGTTCCTCACTGCCTAGGCGGTCCAGTGCCATGCTCATTGCGCACCCCCTTCTGCCGGCAGGCATCTTTTCGCCAAGCAGGCAGCCGAAAGGTCAAAGTCGGGGGCAAATCTTCGCCTTTGTCTCAGTTCCTTAGTCAATGACTGGCCCCTTAAAAAGACAGTCTTTTGGTATAAAGAACCGCAGTAATTGAAAAAACTGTCAAACTTAGAGAGAATAGACCTTTTTTCACTGTTACTCCCCCCTATGTAAAACCTATCTATTTCTCTTTTTACTTTCTCTCTCTCTCTACTTTCTAAGAAAAAGGGGTAAGAGGGGTAAGGTAGGATAAAAAGGAATGGAAAAATGTTTGTTTTCATGTGTTTACTCCTTTAGTCGTTTCCATAGACAAAAGCGGAGACCTTCGACGTAGGCGCTAGAATTGAGCCTGCTCTTTCTCGCGCCACTCCGGCTTGATGGTTATGTTGTAGAAAACCAAGTTCTTAGGGCTGACGCGGTGGATGTCCGTCCGGTTCCCGAAGTCGCTGCCCAGGGCTCGCATAGACCAGACCTTGTTTTCAGGTACGGCCTTTTCCTCGATGGACCACTTGCGGAAGGCTTCGTAGATGTGCTTCATCTGAGTCTTCTGCTCCTTCGGCGTGTTGCTTTCTGGCGCGTCCGGGTGAACCTCGAGGCAGTCGCGTATGAACTCGCCGATGAAGTCGTTGTCTTCCATGAAGCTGCGGGTGTCTGAGAGAACGGACTCGGGCGGCATAAGGGTGCCCGATGCAATAAACTCGACGGCGCCGCGCACAGCCCAGGCCAGAATCCCCTGGAGGTTGTCCATAGTGTGCAGCTTCTTTTCGAGCTGTGGATCCATCGGGTAGACCTTTGCTTCCGGATCCGCTTCTACCCCGTGTTTGAATGTGCACGGGAATTTGATAATCCGGAGCCGCTCTTGAAATGCTTTGTCGTCGCCGTTGACAGTTGGCACGCGGTTTGTTGCAAAAAGCATTTTGAACTTCGGGATGTACTCAGTCACATCCAGCGCATACATGCCGCGGCAGGTAATTGGGTCACCCCCAGACAGCTGCTTGATTGCGCCTTCCGAGAATCGTGCTTTTTTCGGGGCCTCGGATGCGCAGGCCAGCCTGGTGTGCTCAAGGGCCACTAGGTGCTGGTCCGGCTTGTCGGTGTTCTGCAGGCTTTTTTCGTCGAGCAGGTATTTGGAAGGCATCATCTGGAAATAGCTGCCCATGACCATCCGGAGTGTCCGGAAAAACACACCTTTGCCGTTGCGACCTTGTGGCCCCCACAGGCAATAGAACTCCTGATGGGTCATGAGTCCTGTCATCCAGTATCCAACACACTTTTGGATGTAGTCGATCAGCTCCACATCTCCGTTGAACACCTGGCTAAGGAAGTTTTCCCAGAGGGGGCTTTCGGCTTGAAGTCCAGCCCACTCAATCGTGGAGGCACGGTTGATGTAGAACTTAGGATCTGGTTCCAACGCCTTCCCGGTCCTCAGGTCGATCACCCTGTTTCCACAGGCAAATAGGCAGGGATCCTCGTTCCATTCTTTGCCGACCACGCCCAGGTAGCCAGGCGTGGCCACGCTGGCCAACGAGAGCACCTTGTTAATCCGCGCCGGATCCTTGAGTTCCTTTGCCCGGGACTCGTAGGCTTTTTGGTTGGCGATCATCGGGCGGAGGAAGTCCTTCTGCTCTCCCTTGGCCATGGCCTGAAACTCAGGCTTGGCCTTTTCCTCGTTTATCTTTTGAGCCATCCAGTGGCTCTGAGCTTTGTAGTCGTCGGCGATCTCCGTCACCTTGTGTGTGTGGACCTTCCCTCGATCCTGTTGCCAATGCGTCTTCTCGTAGATGAACCACCGGCCCTGGATATTGTCGTAGGCCAGCCTGCCGTCGAACTTTTCCGAAAACCGGCGGGCGTCCCCCATGTGGTTGTCGTCGAAGTCTTTGCGCAGCTGGTCGAAAAAGCTCTTGTCCCGCGGCTTGCTGTCCTTTGGCGGTTCGTTTTCTGGCTGCTCGTTTGGTTTGTGGGCTGCTCGCTCTTCAGCGACCGCCTGTTCCACTTCCTTTTTAACGTCCATAGTCGACCACCTTTTGCGCGAGTTTTATTGGCCGGAGCCCTTCGGCAGGCCGGAGCAAGAATTGTAAAGTTGTAAAATAATTAAATGTCCGACCCCGCGAAAACATCGAGATTCGGAGCACCCGTATTCCGGGTGGCCTTGGGAGGACCCAAAGTCGGCTGCAGATTTGCGGACCTGCAATTAGACCTTTCTCAGCTCCCTTTTGGGAGGGGGTGCGGGGGGAAAGAAGGGAGTGCGGACCACTCAGTGGATGCGGCCGCTGGCGGCGGCCGCGATGATGATCGCAGGCTGGCAAAGCACGAAGGCCCAGGTGGCGACGTGTGCTATCGTCAGGGGTGGCAAAAAGGGGGCAAAAGCCTACGCTGCACAGCTCGAAAAGGCTTGAGCAGGGGGCAAATAGGGGGCAAAAAATTATGGTGAAAGAGGGATTTTCCCGGCGGCAGGACGCAGCCAGGTTGCAGCGTGGGGGCAAATAGGGGGCAAAACAGAAAAAGGACTTACGGAAACTATGTCCGTAAGTCCTTGATATTCTTGGTAGCGGGGAGAGGATTTGAACCTCTGACCTTCGGGTTATGAGCCCGA